CGCACTGCTCTGCATTTTTTACGAAATAGATTGGAGAAAATATGTGGATAATGACTGTTGACGGGGCTTATTCGATTACGGATAAGACTTCTGTCGTTGGAAACTACTTGCTTGTAGAGGCAGTAGATAAAGAATCTTTGCTTGCGATGGGGCAGAGAATAATTGATGCGACTAAAGAAACGCCTGAAGGTGTTTACATTAAGTCTGCTGACAAGGAAGGTGTCATGTGGCGTGGCAAGTTTATGATGTTCACACCTGAGTACAACGATGACGCTACTTACCTTCAATGGCAGATGGAAATGCCTATTGAGTTGCTTATGGTATATATGACGATTGCGTTTGATGACGTTGAGTATGACAATTTCTTACTTGCATCTTATGCTCGTTCTAACTTGCATTTAGGTGAAGATATTGCTGTTGAACGTGAACGTGCGTTAATGGAGGTGCAACGCGGATGGTATTCTTATTGGAACAGCGAACCTTATGCTCACACTAATAAGATCGAGAAGAATTATTTACGTTTAGTAGTCGCTAACGAAGATGAGGAAGAAGATGATAGTAACTAAAGTGTTATTAATCGGGGTTCTGTTTAGCGGAATTAGCAGGTGCGCTACTTTAGATGAACACATCCAAGTGTATTTCGCTCCTGAAGATCAACCTTTAATGGAACAGATCGCATGGTGCGAAAGTTCTGCTGATCCAAATGATGTGTTCTCAACAGCAGTTAACCCTAAGAGCGGTGCTACTGGCTGGTTTCAACACTTACCTAAGTGGTGGGATGAGCGCAGTAAGAAAGCAGGGTTTGAAGGCAGAAGCATTTACGATCCTGAAGCAAACGTAGGCGTAGCCAGTTTCTTGTATTACAACATGGATAGTAACCCTAGATGGGGTGGTGCTAGTCATTGGTATCCGTCAAGGCGTTGCTGGGGAGGTAAATAAATGGGGTTAAACAAGGGTTGGCACACACAAGGGTTGTTAAACAAAACTTGTCTTGTTCCTGTAGATGGTGAAGGTACTCTTTGCGATAGAAAAATTAAAGGCAGACCGATTGGCGCTCCTGACGATTGGGAATGGGGACGGTTATGTCAAGCCCATTTGTTGAGATGGAGAACACGGGGTGATGTCGGCGCTGAAACGCCTATAAAGAGAACTAAGCCCGTGAACTGGAGTGGTAAAACTAAAGCGGAAAGAGTTTTCTTTTGGTTGAAGGAAAAGAATGAGTGGGTGAAAGAAGATGAAGAAACTGGATGCCTGTTATGGCAAGGTGCGTTGCATTCCAATGGTTATGGAGAAACGACAATAGTTGACCGTGATGGTATCAATAAGACCAAACGGTTGTATCTTAGAGTTCACCGAGTGGTTTATGAAGTTATGAAAGGTGGCATACCTGAAGATGCTGTTATCCATCACACTTGTGGTGTTAGGCATTGCATTAACCCTGACCATTTGGATGCTATAACTCAATCAGAAAATAACGCTGAACGTCACAGGAATGTTCGTTTGAAACGAGAGAACGAGCATTTGCGTACTGAGATAGAGCGCTTACAGAAGGAGAACAGGAGAATAAAAGATGGCTTGGAAATACGAACCACATTCTCTAACACGACAGGAATTGTTACGGATTCGTGACGAAGATTACAAACGTATTAAGGAATTAGACAGAAAGAAACGAAATCTTAATTGCGAAAGTCGAAATCGAGATTCGTAATTATATAAACTAAATATAGTACTTAGTAACTCATTCAGTCTTTGGACTGAATGAGGTACTTAGTACGTTCTACGGGGAGGTAGAAATGAAATACCCATTACATAAGAATGAGGATGGACGCTGGGTGCATACTTGGGTTCGACAATCCTCAATCAAAACAGCAGATATGTGTTTAGAGAAATGGCGCACAGGTCTGTGGCAGGTTGTAAGCGAGCCATTAAAAGATGCGTCCGAATTGGGGACAGCATGTCACGCGGTTGTAGAGGATCTGATTAACGACCAAATCGCTGGTATCGAATGGTCGCCATTGGATGTAGAACGGGCGTTTGATTCGTACTGGTTTGATGTTGCGCCTACAATCGAGGTTTGGAATAAGTTCAATGTGGATACAGGATTTCAGGAGGGATTGCGTAAACTCAATCACTGGTATGAAGAGGTTAGACCACTACTCAAACCTATAGAGGCTGAACACACATTTGACATACCGTTTATTGATGATGATGAACGGATAGTAAACTTCACAGGCACAGTCGATCTTGTGGAAGAGAACATGCTATGGGATTGGAAATTCCCAAGCAGAGATTATGCAAGAGAACGCTGGCAGTATGACCGTTGGGATGTTCAATCAATGGCGTACTGCTATGCACTAGGAGTACCTAACTTTTCATACGCAATTATGCACCCTAAAGGTGTAAGTACAATGCAGTTCGAGCGTAACCAAGAACATTTCGATTGGTTACGTAATAAGGTTTCGGCACTTTGCCGTCTGTTAGAAACTCAAACGGGTCCATACCCGTTAGGTGATAATGGATGGTGGTGTTCGGAAAAATGGTGCGAAAATTTCGCACGGTGTAAAGGTGCAACGATAGGAGGCACTTAGTTATGGCATTTAAGCCAATGGCTCCAAATGAAAGAGCCAGTATAGAAGCGCAGGTATGTCTTAAAGCAGGCATAGAACTTGCGATTGCCGAAATTAACAACGGCGAGGAAGGGGTGGCAGTATCACTTGCCATCGAAAATGCGAATGCTCTTGCTGAGGCTTTACCGCATATCAAAGACACTATCATCAGAGGTGATGGTGCTGAGGTAGCGATAGCCCCAAGCAATGAACCAAACGTAGTAGTGCAAGACGCTGTTGAATCAGTAGTCATGGACGCATTTCCAGATACACAGGTAGTTCCTCAAGTAACAAGCGGAGAATCCAAGTATGTGGACGATGAAGAATACACACTCGTTAACAAAATATGGCTTGCAGAACAAGCCGCAAAGGTTACGTATGCCTCTAAAGACAGCATGTTTTTAGATAATCAGGCTGTACGTAAACTCTTCGCAGAAGGAATGAGAAATTTCCCTGACGATTACTGGGCAACCACATTGCAGGGTAAAGAAATTCCTACCACTAAGACAGGCAAATGCGGTCTTGGTGACTTTAAACTAAAGAGAGGAGTATCTGTCGCGGCAGACGGAACTCCTTTCCTAGGCGAAGGGGATGGCAACCATCCTCTAGCCAACAAGAGCGGATACTTCGCTGGTATGGTGAAGAACAGTCCGTTCACATGGGCAGATAGACCTGCTCCTGTTGATCCTCAAGGCTGGCTTGCAAAAGTTGGCTGAGGAACTCAGCAAGGAGGAGGCTTTATCTTTAATAACGGGGGCAGAGGTTGACTCTGCCCCCGTACCTCCATCTAAACCACCGCCAGAAATAGAAGGAATCTCTGCCGCAGATTTACAAAGACTGTTTACCCCTAAAGGTGAACAGGTCAGGCGGATGCGACATGACTTGCAATCAGGCAACGAATGGTCTTTTGGGCTACGAGTGTTTGATGAAGCCACATTAGGTGGCGCAAGAGGCGGTCAACTTGTGACAATCATAGGTAGATCGCATACAGGTAAGACGCTATTAGCGTTGAACATGGTCGCACGTAACAGAAAACATCGCACACTTTGGGTTAGTCCAGACGAAACAGAAACAATGTTTTGGGGCAGATATGCCGCTGTGCGATTAGCGATAGATCAGAAAGATTGGATCAACAGGCTTATCCGAGAAGATCCTATTGCATGGGAACGTGTAGAACAATTAATGCGAGATGAAACACATTTGCATTTTGAATCTACAGGCATGACAGTAGACGACTTGGATAAAGCAATGCGAATAGCATCCGTAGAACTATGGGACGGTCAACGACCAGACGTAATAGTGTACGACTACCTTGAACTTATACGAGGTGGTGGCGCAGGAGATGCGGCAAGCGTGCAGGCTAAGATCGAATCTTTCAAGCAACTTGTTTCCGATTGGCGTGTTGTAGGCGTGATACTTCACCAGTCAGGACGCGGATCAGGGAACAGAGGTAAAGCAGGCGGTATCGAAGCAGGTAGATATGCGTCAACCAGTGAAAGCCATTTTCTGATGGAAACATGGCGTAGATGGGATGACACAAACCTTGATGATGATGACCGCGCACACTATGTAAATGAAATAAGCGTAGGATTGTGGAAAAACAAGTCAGGTGATGGTGAAAAAGCGGAAGCAAACTTGACTATTGATCCTAGCGGACGGCTATTAGAGCCGGGCGTAGTGTGGGAGCAAATGAGACTAGATGAGCATGAGTGATTTACACTATGAATCGTCTAGATTCTTAGACCTTTTTCATGGGTTTCCGTTTGCCTATGGAACAGATGAAGGCGGATGCAGGTGGGGAAATGTTGATCTCGACCTTATCGGCAGACATTTGACAGGTGAAGAAATGATTGGCATTTACCCTATGGTTTACGATCCGCATGATGAACAAGGCGGGTCTATCTCATGGATGGAGAATGACGATAATAACCGTTATTACGTAGACATGAACCCTGATTTATGGATGTGTAAATGGGGTGCTATAGACATAGATGAAGGCGAAGAGTCTTTAGTTTTAGCACGTAACGCACAAACAATGCTTGAAGCAATGGATATCTACTCATGGATTGAAATGTCCAGAAGTAAAGGATGCCATGTTTGGGTGTTCCCAACAGACTGGGTTAGGGCATCAGTCATACGTAACGCTATGAAAGCCGCTTTACAGTTGGCAAACATAGAGTACGATGCGGTTTACCCTAAACAAGATTCATTAGCGGGACCTCCGGGCAATTACATGCGTTTACCGTATGGTGGAAAGCGCTCTAAGGGCAAGCAAGTGATGATTAACAGGGATTACATTCCATACTCATTGGAAGGATTCTTTACTACAGCAGAGAATACTCGCGTACCAGTAGAGGCTTTAGAGAAAGCATCATTGCTTTACAAAGAGCCACTACCTATAATACCTGATCTTCCTCCTGCTAGAGATTACAGTAAAGAACCTTTAATGAGCGTAGATGGTTCACGTTTACGTGGTTTACCATCAGAAATGTTCAACAATGGACCCGTGCCTTATTACAAAGGCACAGGTGCAGGTAAAGGTAGACACGGTTTCTTGAATCGGTTTGCACGGTCAATGTTTGATGCAGGTTACAATCAATCAGATGTGATTTCATGGACTAAAGACCTTGACTCTCGCTTATCACAATGGTGGGATGAAGGATCTAAGTTCGCAGGAAGGAATGATTGTGACAGGCAAATCCAAAGACTCGTCCAAGACGCAGAAAGAAGAGCCAAATGAGTTTACTTTCTTTGTTGAAGGTCGTCCCATACCTAAAGGGCGACCACGTATGTCTCGCAAAGGGCGTGTTTACACACCCAAAGAGACAGTCATAGCAGAAAAATCCTATATCGGGGCGGCAGTCGATGCCCCCCGATATGAAGGACAAATAGAAGTGGAGGTAGAATTTTGCGAAGAGGGAACATACATAACAGTGATACCAGTAGAAGAGTGGAAAACGAAACTACGGGGGGATCTGGACAATTACATAAAGTTGTGTCTAGACGGATTGCAACGAGCAGAGATAATCGAGAACGACAGAAGCGTAGTGAAAATAACAGCAATAAAAACGTGACTAAAATAGATTTAGAAACGTGGGAATACGAATGGGCATCCCATGTAGGCGCTAGACGTTACATAGAGAATTGGGAAAAGGGAGATGCCAAACATTACCAACGTGAACGGATGCAAGATGACCGCACAGCACAAGTAGCGGCGTGCGTAGCAGAACTAGCAGTAGCCAAATGTGTTAATGCTTATTGGTCGGGGCATGTGTGGGCTGGCAATAAGCACAGACAATACAAACATATAGCAGACGTAGGTCAAGACATAGAAGTTAAACGCATACGTTTCAACAACCATGCGGCAGTAAGAAGAAAAGACTTACAAAAAGGACTAGTTCTTTTTGTTGTGCATGTAATAGAACCAGAACTAAGATCCGCAGAAATATTAGGATGGCTCCCATATGATGAAGCGTGGCAACTTGGAACTGCATCTAGATACGATCCTGA